GCGTTTAAGGTTGAGAATGTCGCGACGGGAGCCGCGATTCCTGGGACTGCCAGCTATAACAGCACGAGCAAGGTCTTAACCTTTATACCGACGGCGGATTATCCGCAGAAGGTTCAGCTGCAGATCCGGATTGCTACGGGATTGACATTGAGTGATGGATATCCGGTCAGTACAGGAGTGATTGCGAAGTTTACGACTCTGTCGCGGGCGACACTGCTCGCTCAATGGCGCTTCGATGGAAATGGCAATGATACTTCGGGGAATAATAGGAATATTACAGGGTCTAATGTTACTTACGATAGTTCAGTGAAGGTGCAAGGGAGTTCGAGTGCTTCCTTTGATGGTTCGCTGTCTTACTTTGATCTGGGGGTGTTTGATTTTGGCAGTAAGTTTACGGTCACTGTGTGGGTCTACCTGCCCTCCACGGTGAAGTCCAGCTTGAATACTATCCTGTCCAACGGCAATGGCGGAATTTTGCAGAACGGTTTCAAATTTTTCATTAATGAGTATGGGACTTCAAACCTCACCGTTGTCACCGAAGCAGGGAACGGTTTAGGTGGGTCGCTAAGAAAGACTGCCACGAATTTTGTAACGTCTGGTTCCTGGAAGCACCTTGCTTTCCTTCTCGATAAGACAGCTGCTTCAGTGAATAATCGCGTTAACTTCTATTTCAATGGTAATAAAGCCGCCCAAGCGGGCGAGATACTGGACGGTAACGCGACGGAATTCCCTAACGACTTTGGAACCAACCGCCAGGCCTACATTGGTCGTTTTCCCTCCAACTTCGGTCAGACTGGGAATGACAACTTCATGTATCAAGGGCGCATGGATGATTTCAGAGTCTACAATACCATCCTCACCGACGCTGAAATCGCCCAGATCGCCACGCAGCAGTAAGCCCTTAGTCCCGATAGCGGAGCCGGGAAGACCAATCGGTATAAACCGGCTCCTCAGGGATCTCGATTTGAAAGATTTCTGCATCTCCCACGGACTGCGAACCTAGGAACATATGATTGTGCCAGGTTCCCGACTTTGAGATACCGCGATAGGCATCACGGTTGCTGAGCGTATCCTTATCCAGAAATACGATGCGATCTCCATCCTTCAGGCAGTCTCCATGATCATCAAGAATCTGGAGCCAGAGCTGATTGGAACTATCGTTTTCCTTCAGATAATAGCCATAATTCCCCGGAACGCCTAAATACGAATTCCAGTTCCCAATGAAGAATCCCAACGACTGAACGCGGAGGCAAGGACCGGCGTCTGGTGAGGATACTCCCCTTTCAATCTGTTCAAAAGAGTAGCAGACGGTGCCCCATCGAAGAGTTGGTTGAGAATGATAAGGTCATGGCCCTGAATAAAGTCGGCGTCTCCAATTTTCTCCGCTCGGTTTTGCTGACCATAGGGTGAAATGATGCGTGGCAGAAAAAAGACGCTATACAGCAGGCGGAAGTCGTCGGGATAAGGCTGGGGACTGGCATTCGCTTGAAGAGCTGTGAAGAACGGCGTGAAGAATAGGGCCCAAAGCAGGGGGCTCACCATGAATCCAGCTCCTTCAGGGGCCACTCCCCTCTTTTTGGATGTTTTTCTGATCAAGAATTAATCACGGAACGCTTTTTCGAGGTCCCTTCGCGGCGTCTTTGGGTTTATGATGATTCTGTGCCCTCTTTTGGGCTCCTCTTGGTTTTTCTGTTTAGTTTTTAAGCATAGTGATCACATATCCGGTCTTCTGCTTGTTTTTTGTTCATGTCCCTCGCTCTGGCCATGTCCCAACCCCATCCTCGTGATCTTAAAACCCCCTCATTAGTCGTAACGTTTTGATATCATTATTATAATCACGATCCAAAAACCATCCAATAAACAGGCGTTACAATATCGCCAAGCGCGTAAGCATTGGTGCGCCTGGGTTTCAAGGTTTTTAAGCTTACAGGCAGGGGTTTTATGATCACGTTTTTCAGCGCACGACTGTTTCCCTGTATTTCACAGAGGCATTGCGCAGCATGGGTTTGATCGTTTGCGTTTTTCACAAGGGACCTTTCGTGATCATGCCAGTCCTGGCGTTCCGGTTTTCTTCAAAAGCGCTTGGCTGTTCAGCTCCCCGAGGTTTTCACCCATCCCCGGCACTGCCGCGGTCTGCACTTCGGGCATGCTCCGCATGCGCTCGTTCCGACCTTGCCTGCTCACTGTTCCGGTCCTGGGGACTTCGGAACCCGCTTCGCGCCGTTCCTCGTTTTTCCCCCAGGATCGAAACAGCCGAGCCTTTTTGCGCTAGCGCGATTTCCAGGGAAGGGATTTCAAAAAAGCGCAGCGCATCTTTAGAGCGGTGGGGGGGGCCCCAAGCCAGGCGCGTGAGTGATTCGGGATTTTATGGGGGGGGGTGGCAAGCCCCCGCGCGAAGCGCCCGGATTTCGGGTTCTGCAATTTTCCGACCTGCGTTCTGTTCAGACCGCTTGCGGTTCAACTGGTCCGCAAAATCGGGATTGGGAATTTTGTCGAGTGTCGTACATAATGCACAGAATTGCTGAAACGCAAAAAGGTGGGGATATGGAAAGGGCTTTGGCTTGGTTTTCTGTGTTCTGCGGTTCCCTTGCCCTGACAGCGGGGACGATATTCCCCGACGACGAACCGCTTCCCTTCGAACGGATCCCCGCTGCAGTGTGTGTGGACCGCTTCGCATCAGGTCGCAGTTTCGATCCCCGGTGCTTCCGGTCGGACAATCCGACCAGCTACGATCACGACGCATGCGCAGCGGTTCTGGTCGAGTTTGGTTGCTGCGAGTATCGGACGGTGCGAACCTCCCGAATCGTCGTTTGCGAAACGGGGGACAGGATCGCTGAACGTCCCCGATCCCGATAAATTCCCGCCTGGCAAAAATGAAAGCCCCAGAACCGCATTTTGAGCGTTTCAGGGGCTTCGTCAAATTGACCTCTTTGAATCGTCGAATCTCAAGTCTGTCGTTCTGCACACTCTGTCACATGATCAGCTGATCGACCAGCTTTTTCGCTTTGGTCGTTTGCTGTTTCAGCTGCTGGAAGGGAAGGGGGTTCACGATCGTCCCAGACTGTCCTAGAGCGGTCGGAAAGGTCGCAAGCAGGAATTCGTCGATCGCAGTGATATTTCGCGCCAGCGCCTCACTTAGCTGCACCAGAACGTCTGTCGTTCCGTTCGTGATTTTAAACTTCCCCTGCTTGTTCACTGCCAGCGTGCCATTCGTGACTTTCATTTCGATCAGTTCATCCTGGACCAGCTTGATTTTCGCAGCGCCGAATTCGATCAAAAGGTCGTCTGTCAGGGGGAGCGCTTCATTCTGCGCATAAAGGCCGGGGAACGCGACTGCGTCCGACAGCGCGTGGGTTCGACCGCTCGGGGGGACTGCGCGCGCTCCCGAGCGCTTCCAGTCGTCCAGTGCCCGCGATGAAAATATCAGCGTGACCTTGTCGCCCTTTTTCACCGGGACGCTGATCCTGGCTGCACCAGCGCGAACCTCATAAACGGGGATACCGGGGATTTCCGGGAGCGGGACGGGTGTGCTGGGATCGTCCGCATACAGCGAACTGAAATCGGGCTGCGCGCTGATCAGTCCCGTCGTCTTATCGACCGAAATCACCGTCGCTGGGAGCATGGTAAAGACCGATCGAAGTTTCGCTTCGACCGCTTCCGCGATCACCTGGAATAGGGTAGGGGTTTGCTGCGCTCCGCGCGGTCCACTCATGGCTGTATCCCCTCGTTCTGAATTTTCCAGTCCCCCCCGTCCACGTCGCCGACAATCTTTTGACGCTGGACGACCACGTCCCCGTTAAACCCCTGGCAGCCCGATATTCGGACGGTCACGCCTGGCTGTATAAGCGGGATCAAAAAGCAGTCGAAGTTCACGCCTTTGTCGGTCTTTATCGGGGATCCGATCAAACCGCTGTTCGGTGTCAGGTTCACTATGGGACCGACGACGCCACGGGGGAACCATGTGTTTATCGTGTTATTCTGCACCGACCACTTGAACCCGAAGTCCTTCGCAAACTGGTTCATCGCGTCCGCGCTTTTTCCCCCGAGCGCCAGACCGCTTTGGATCCTGGCGGTCGAAACCGAAGGGATCGTATAGCCGCGGGCAAGTCCGAAGCTGTCCAGCACGTCCCTGATCGCCTGGTTTATCGGGAACCCCGCGCGATACGTACGGCTGATTTTGCTGTTTCGGATCGCGCTTCCCCCGTCCTCGGTTTCCAGTTTCGTGATCCAATCGGGGGAGCTGAAATAGGACTGGGAACTGGCGTCCCCGGTATGAATCACGCGAGTCAGGTCGCGGTATCCTGCGGACAGCTCAATATAGAGCCCGCGAATTGTCTCGTTTTCCTTGATTTCCGGGGGGACCGTGAACAGGTTCCTTGTGCGCTCGGCAAGGTTGAACACTTCGATCGTGCCCTTGTTCGGTTCGCCCTGGTCCTGCTTTTCAATACTGAACTTGATCCTGGCATCCTTGATCGTGAGTTCCTGGCGCGTGCGAAGGTTCACGATGCGCAGTTCACACCGTCTGAAAAAAAGCTTCGCACCTGCGGGAAGCGCGGTCGGCTGGGGGAAAGCACCGTTGCGCGCCTGGTTAAATAGATCAGCCATTGCTCACCTCTGCGACTGTCGTCGATTCGATATAGCAGAACTTCACTTCGTTCCCGAGCGTCTGGCGGTCGGGTGAGCGATCAGCGCCAGTCGTGTCGATTGCGATAAATTTCCCCGCCGGCATTCCTTCGATCATGAAACCGTCTGCCAGCAATTGCCCACCGATCACCGGCTGTCCGACCAGGATCGGAAGTTCCGACTGATCAAGCAGGTCGAATATCCAAAGTTCGCTGCGGGTGTTGTAATAGAATTCGAAGAAATAGACCGTCCCTTCCAGTTCGACCTGAAAGGAATAGTGCGACGTTTCATTCGTGACCGGGAGTTCCAGAACTGCCATGCCTTTTCAGCCTCCGATACCGGTTAAGCGCGACAGCGCAGTCGTCCCCCGATCCGTGGTTTTCGGATCAGCCTGTTTCGTAGCTTGCTGTCCCCGCGCGGTTTTCTTTTCCCCCGAGTTCGCAGCGTGCGCACCCTTTTTGTATTGCCCGGAAACGTCTGCCAGCAAAAGTTCCGCGATTCGGATATTCCGAAGCTGAACCTGGAAGCGAATCGACTTGCCGTCGCGCGCCTCCTGAGTCAGGTTTATCCCGGTTATGATCATGTTCTGGTAGATTGAGTCCTTTTTGTTTTTGAAAAAGAACGTCTGAACGGTGAAAGGCTGAAAGCTTTCCTGAATATCAAGCAGCGTCTCAAACGCAAGGCGCGGGTAGTTTTCATCGCGCGCTTCACCTTCCGCAAACCACTCCGCAGCAAGCTTGGATCCGACGCGCGATCCGACGACCGCTCCCAGGCCTGTTCCGATCAGCGATGCGCCGCCGATTTTTGTCGCAGCTCCGAGCTGGCTACCAAGGCCGGACAGCGCAGAGTTTCCGACCGATGCCAGGAACGACTGCATTTCGTCGGTCGGACTTTCACTGATAAAGCAGTCGAGGGACAAACTCAGTGGACCGACTCGCGCATGATCCGAAACGTCCGCTCCGTTTTCGACCGGTGCTTCGGTCACGGTCGCATTGCGGGACGTGACAATACTGGGAGTCGCGTCGATCACCAGCGATCCAAGCTGGGTTCGCGCGCTTTCCTTGCCGAATATGAAATTCGCTATTCCCATGGCGCTTACCTCGTTTGAGTGTCTTTTGTCGATCGACCGGTTCTGCGAATCTGTTCGTCCATGAGGGAACCAGCTTCGCGTCTGATCGTTTCCATGAGCTGTTCGGGGTTCATCCCGGTCGCGTCGATATTGAAAATGTTTTCCTGTTTCACATTCGCATAGGGACTTTCAGGCATGCCGGGAACCGTCCGGGGATTGAGCGGCGGCATTCCCAGCGCATCGCGCGATATACCCGCCAGACCTGGGAGCTGGGGTTTCCAGTCCTTCGTCGCTTCCCGCGAATCAGCTTCGTCGCTCATGAAACGCTGCGCTTTGTCTGCGATCCAACCGAGCGCGCGCAGAGGCCAGAACAGGGGAATGATCCAAGTCAGATACTGCAGGATAACCCCGAGCCAGCTGGCGACCGTTTCGAGGAACTTCGATAGCTCGGGATGCGCACGCTGGAACGACTTCCAGAATTCCTGCAGCTTTCCGATCAGGAAACCAGTGACCGATTTCTTTCCTTCGAAGTATCCCGCTATGTCGTCGATTATCAGGAACAGCGCTGCACCGATCGCAGCGAACGCCAGCGGGATCGCCAGCAAGGCAGAGTTTGCAGCCCAGCCCCCGACCGCAATTCCGGTGATCGCGGACGACAGTTTTAAAACCGCACTCGTTAAAGTCGCAAGTTTCGCCACAGTGTTAGCACCGACAAAAAGCAGGAAAGCAGCCGAAGCAAATTTGATCGCGCTTTCCACTCCCCCGAAAATATAGATCAGGCGGTCCATAACGCCGTAAAGAGTTTTCCCAAAGCGAACTGTCAGGTCGATCGCTTTCGCCAGACCGGTGAAAAACTCCGTGGCCTTGATCTTTACCAGCTCCCGATTCTGGACCAGCCAGTTCCGAAATTCAGTGACCAGTTCTGTCAGGACGGGAGTGAATTCGGAAAAGATCGTGTTCCTGAGCCCTGTCAGGACCATTTTCATGCGGTCGAGTTCGTCGTTAAAGTCGGTCCCTGATTTCAAGGCGTCGTCCCCGAGCACAAACCCCAGCTTGAAAGCTTCGTCCTGCAGTTTCCTGATCCCGTCGGCACCTTCGTTAAGGAGCGGGATCAGTTTGGTTCCAGCCCGTCCGAACAGGTCGGTCGCTAGAGCGGTTTTTTCGACACCGTCCTGCATCGGTGCCAGCCGATCAGCTATGTCGTATAGGATCACGTCTGCGTTCCTGAGTTCCCCCGCAGCGCCTTTGACCGCGATCCCCAGGCGCTTGAATACCTTCGCAGCTCCCCCCTCGGGATCGGTGCCCGCGGCTTGAATCTGATTCGAAAGGAGTCGGAACGACATTGTGATCGTTTCGAAGTCCGAGCCCGACAGCTGCGCAGCATAAGCGAGGGACTGCAGCTGGTTGGTCGTGACACCGATCGCCTGAGCGGTATCCTTAACCTGATCCGAGTAGTTGGCCGTGGCCTTGGTCGCAGCAAACAGCCCTGCGGTCGCAGCCCCGATCGCACCGACATACCAAAGCAGGGGACGCATGGCATCGGTAAGACCGCCGAACGCATCCTTCACGTCGTCGGTGGCCTTTCCGATATCCTTCATTTGCTTTTGAAAGTTCGCACCGAAACCGCTGTTCAGTGCATCCTTGAAATTCTTTCCGAGCGCAGCCACAGAGGAACGAACCCGCTGTTTGCTTCCTTCGTCCAGTTCGAAACTAAACCGTGTTAAAACCTCGCGGATCGTCGGCATGAATTCACCTTCCCTGATTCAGTGCAGCTCTGGTTTTTTCTGCAGCCCGTTCAGCATAAAAAGCGCGGGCTGCATTCCGCAGGTCCAGCGCTTCGTGGCAGTCCAGCAAGTCTTTCAGCGACCAGAACTGGTCGATCTCTGCGAGTGTCGCTACACCTTCCAGGACCGGTCGCCATTTCATTACGTTCAGGTTCAGGCGTCCAGGCTCGAACTTCGGGCCGATTTCTTCGTCGCTTGCAGTGCCGAAGAACTGTCCGAAATCGACTGGACGCCGCGTGAAAAATCCGAGTATTGCGATTTCAGGCAAGCGAAAGCGACCTTGTGAAGCAAAAAGGGTTCGCCGCGGAAGTGAACGTCGTAAACAAGGGGCTTTCCATCGACCAGGACCTGCCCGTCGTCCAGGATTTCCCGCAGACGACGCGAATATTCCTTGGAGTCGATTTTGCTGAAAAGTTTTTGAATCACCACGTCCAGGATTTCGACGCCCAGGTCCCAGTCGAACGATTCGTCCAGTTTGGAAACGTCGGTGTCCAGAACGTCTGCGAGGAACCCCTTGGTTTTCAGCGATTCAAAACCAGGCTTGACTGCGCCTCCAACGGTCTGGACCATCCAGGCCAGCATTTCAGTCGCTTTATCGACATTCCAATCCGCAAACGAATATTTGCGGCCGTCGATCATTGTGCTTTTCAGTGTTTTCATGGTGCTCTTTTCCTTTCAAAAATTCATATAACCGGTGCAGCTCGAAAAAATTATGTCGCGTCAACCGGCAGCGAACCGACGACCACGTTCATCTGTGCAATGTCGATTGCCCAGACCGTCGTGTCGATATTTTTGCTGCGCTGAATTGCCGAAGGTTTTACAACCCAAGCCTCTGAACCTTGAATCACGGTCGTTCCCGCGATTTCAGTCGCAGAGAAAACGAACTTCCCGGAATTGTCGAGTTCATCAGCCAATGCCTGGCCAGACAAAAAGTCGTTCGTCGGACTGGTGTTCATCAGAGTCAGAGTCACGCGACCGCTGCGGTCGTTCGACTTCGCACGCGCAACGTCCCCGCCAGCGCCGACCGTTTTCGTGAACGTGTCCGATGCGCGTTCGATCTGAATGAAAGTCCCGTCCGCAAACCCGGTCGCAATGTGAGCGCCCAGAATGATCACGAATTTTTTGGGATCATACGTTACAACTGCCATTCCTTATTTCCTCGCTTTCGTGAATAGAGTGTTATCGAACGAAAATCAGACGCTCACCTTGCCATTGATTTGTGTCTTGATAATGGCACCAGCCAGACGCGCTGACCAGTTGATATCGGGCAAATAGCGATCAGCCCGATTCTGCGAACTGACTTCGGACGCCAGCGGGTAGGTGACTTGTGGCGCTGGCGACGCTGCAAGGATTTTGCGACGAACAGCTTCGTCCAGAACCGACTGAACCGCTGCGACGATCACCTGAATACCGTCGTCGTCGAACGGGATTTTGTCGTTATTCACGAACTGAGTGAACACGCGGTTTTCCATGGTGAAGCGGATCCAATCAATTCCGAAAATCACGTCGATCCACTCACCCGATGCGACCTTGCCTTGCTCGTAAACGGACACGTTCGCGCGGTCGGTATAGGTGTTTGCGTTCTTTCCGTGAACTGCATTCCGCTGCGCGCTTGTCATGGGAGCGGCTGAAATTCCCGCGAATGTCTTATATGCCCACTGCACCGATCCCGGCTGTTTCGGGATAAGCAAACCGAGGGGAGCGCCAGCGACGAAGTCTGTCGCAGCGTCCGGGTGATAAAAAAGGCTTGTTCGATCGAAGTTATCACCTTTCAGAGCATAAGCCACATCAGTCGTCGAAGCGGGATCATAAACCGCAACGTCCGCACTGTTCGCAAGGAACACTTTGTAAAGCGGTTCGATATAGGCTGCGACAGCTTCGATATCAGCTTTCACTGCGCTGTCGATCGCAAGGCAATACCAGTCGTCGTTTGTCAGGCGCGCAGCGGTGATCGCTTCGACGAATGTTTCCGCATCGGGTGAGGCGTCTGCGTCGCGCCAGATAATGAAAAGCTTCGTCGGACGGATCGCCTGGCCGAAATAGAGCGTGGCAAAAGCAAGCCCGTTCGGTCCTACGTCTTCGTCCTCTGTCACTTCATCAAGGTTCGCATACTCGCGGATCTTATCAGCTCCGAAGTCTGCGCCTGAATCGACGAACGCAGCCCAGCCGAAACCAATGGTCGCGGGAACAGCACGTTCGCGGGTGATGTTAATGTTAATGATATCGTTAATCGTTCCGGCCATTGGCTTTCATGCCTCCAAAAAGAGAGTGATTTTATTCTTCAGGTCTTTCGACCGTCAAAATCGGAAGTTCTTCGACATTGCCCAGTTCACGACGCAAAAAGCCGGTGATCCCGACGCTATTGATATAGTTCTGGTCCGCAAGCGAAAGCTTTTCATTCAGAGTGAATCGGATTTCCAGGTCCATAACAGCGCGAGGGGGAAAGCTGGTGTCCTCGACTTTGGTCGTGTCGATAATTCCATTGTCACGAATCACGACGATACCGACCGTGCGCAAAAGAGCGATCGTGCTTTTTTTCGAATAATCCCACTGGACCGCAGACAGCATGTCGGTCGCGCGAACGAGCTGGGAATAGCTGTCCTTCGCGCTCACTCCCCGCGCCTTGACCGAAACCGTCGCTTCACGGTGTCCATGCAAATATAAGTTCCCGTCGCGCGCCTGGATCGTCATGTCGAACGCTCCGACCATGCGCAGCCCTGAAAGAAATTTCAGCGACAGGAAAGGACCGTCCGGCACCGGCCTGTATTGGTCCTCATCGACGACCGGGACGTTCTCGCCCGCAATGCTTACAAGCCATGCGCGCAAGGCCGTCCTGACTTCGTCCATTCGGTTTCTGACATAGCTATCGAGTATTGGCATTATGCAGTTTCCTCTTTCAGAAATACCTGCCAATGCTGCAGCGACAGATACTGATAACAGTAGGCACCGGTCACGGTGTAAAGACGCGCACCGACTTTCAGCTGGTCCGCGCGAACCCCGCGCTGTTCATCGTTTGGAAACATTTCCTCGGGGGAATAGCACACCAGATAACTGGAACGCCTTGTCAGCATTTCATCAGTGACATTCGGTGTGCGCTCGGTGATCGGCTGAATCGACGCCGAAATTCGACGGCGCTCCCGCACCGAAGCTGAATAGATCCCGTCCCGATCGTAGTTTCCATGTCCATACCGAATCAGCTCCAGGACTTCATTCCCTGAGCCCTTGCGACGAAACTTGCGGATCATTCCATTTATGCTCATTTTTTGCCGGTCCCCTGATTCACCACGTATCGAACCGCAGCCCTCATGGCTCCCGAGTCGATAAGCGGGTTTGATGAACCTTTCTTTTTGATCGTGCTGGGTGCGTTGGGTGGAACTCTTAAATCGGTGATCCGTTTCTTTATGTCGGTTTCGACGCGCAGCCCCAGGACTTCCAGACCATGAATAAGGTCCCATTCGCCGCGGTAAATCATGATCACGATTTTTTCGATAAGAGCGTTGTACTTGTCGCGGTTATCGTCCACCGCTGAACGCATGAAAGATCGTTCGGGTATGCGAACGGTCCCGTCCGCATTGTACGTTCCGAATTCGTTATAAAACGCGACTTCCGCGATCGTCTTTCCATTCGGCTCGGTGCCGGTGTCCTGGTGAAAGCCCACCGTGACATAGGGACGACGCGACGCCTGGTGAACGAAAGCTTTGAAATACATGGACTTCGGTGTTCGCTTCACCGTTGACTTAAAGGAAATATGGCGACCTTTGTCGCTGAATATTTCCTCAAGAAATTCATCGTCAAGCAATCCTTCGTCCATGGCTCGTTTCATCCCGATACAAAAGGAGTGAGCGCCAGCGTTCTGCGCAGCGCAAGGAAGGTCGAACCATAGCCCGTCGTGGCGATCAGGTCGTCGGAAGTCGGAGCGGAATAGTTCACCGCCACGTTGCCGACGCGCTCACTGGTCACGGATCCCGATGCGCTCCCGCGCTCACCCGTCGCCATAAGATGCGCAGCCATATAGGCCAGACCTGTATTGTATTTCACGCCCCAGCGCGCAGCGTTCACCCAAAGCGAAGCGACTTCCAGAAACGAGTTAACGACCGATTCGTCCTGGTCCTGAAATTCAGCTGCGATCGTGCGAAAGATTTCCAGCGCTGTTCTGTCGGCCAGTGCCATTAGCTGATTCCTTTAGGTGTGTGCGCAGGTGCCGGCGTGTCGGAGTCGCCCTTGCGAATGTCCTTTTCAGTTTTCGCCATTTCCCGCGCACGCAGTTCCTTTTCGATATAGTCGATGCGGTTTTTCAGCTCGGTGAGCACCAGCTTGCGTCGCTCACCTTTCTGCCAGCCACGTAAAGTTTCGGCGTCGTTTGTTCTGCGAATCACCGCAATCGCGTCCTCTGCCTTGCTTAGGCGCGCGATCGTGCTGTCGCCAGAATCGAATTCGAGGGAGCTGTCAGGCTTTTCCCGCTGAAAGTTCATAACCTCAAGCGTGCCCAGTTCCAGGTCGCGCTTTACGCCACGGATTTTTGAAATTTCTGCCCAGTCGTCGTGTTCAACTTCATTCACTCCGGGGATCAGAACGATATCCTTCTGGGTGCTCGGAACCGTTACGTTATAAAGGTTTGGCAGTTTGTAATCGACGATCACTTTGTCGGACATGGTCGGTGCTCTTTTAGGAAAAAGGGTTTCTGAAACTGAGGCTCAAGCAGTATGAAACCGACTTGAGCCCCTTACGACAAATCACAGAAAATTTAACTCACGAAAGGAGCGTTTGCTTTACGCGCCGATATCGTCGGTTTTTGCCTGAGACAGCGGGTAATAAAGCAGAACGCCACCAATACGCTCATGGCAGTAAACCTCGAAAGTGAGGCCTTTGGGCTGCGGCGGGAATTGCTCGAATTCCTGCGGAATTTCCAGCGTGAACTTTTCGGGGTTTCTGTCGTAAGCAATGGCGATATCGTTCGCCAGCGCGCCGCCCGAGTTCGAAGCTTTCATTTCATTCAGATAATCCACCGAATCAATTTCGGGGTTATTCATCATGAAAAATTCCAGGATCGTCGTGTCGGACGTGGTCGAACGTGGTGTCGAACGAAGCTTCAAAAGGTATTCGTTCGGCATCAGCATAGTGTTCGCCTGCTCACGACCGAGCGACTGCGTTGCGACCTTTTGGAAAAGCATATTCAGGTCGGTGATGATCTGATCGGCGGTCGTCGTCACGTTCAGCCAGTCACCAGTGGTCAAAGTCACGTCGGGAATGTTGGCGTTATTCAGCCAGCCGGTGAGGTTATAGATATCAGAACCGAAAAACGCGATATCACGTTCCAGTTCCATGATCGCTTGTTTCGCCACGTTCGCTTTCCGTTGCTGCAGGGGCTTTCCAGTGCGCTGCGCTGCACGGATTTCCTGAACGGAATAATCGTAGCTGTCACCAAGGGAGCGCACTTTGGAAGTGTATTCCTTCCCGCGCAGCTGGACTTTGGGGAAGTCGTTCGCGTAGTCGCGGACGATTTTCGCCATACCGATCCCGTCGTAGCTTTCATAGGTGATCGTTTCAGCTGCGGGATCCGCTTCGAAGGAAACCGGGATCACCTGCCTTTGTTTGAGGAACGGATACACCTTATCGTAGGTGCGCGACTTGATGAATTCCAATTCACGCGCGAAGAACACGGACTCATTCGCGTCAAGGTTTGCGAATCTTTTTTTCATACCTGAAAAACTCCCGAGGTATTGTTAAAACCAATCTCTTAAAAGGGAAGCGAAAATCCTTTTCGAACCAGAACCGGGAAGGGGCTGTCAGTCCTTAGCTTGCTGTCTCAGTGAAAACAGCTTCGGCAAGGATCCGGGTGGTCGGATCGGTTTCAGTGAACACACGGCGCACCTTCAAACCGGTCGTGATATAAGCGACAGGAGTTCCGCCGCCGTCGTTCGCGTTTTTGCTGAACCGACCGGCGTTTACTCCGCTCGGGACCAGATAAAGGGTATCGTCTGCAGCTGCAGTGCTGGACGGTTCCAGAACCACCCACACGGCACCTTCGACCATTACGTTCATTGCGTCTTTTTCAGCGTAGCCTGGAACGTCGGTTCCAGACGCGCTTTCGATCGCATGGGTGAGCATGGCGACACCGGCGAACTTTTGCACGTTCGACGTGGGAAGCTTGCCCTGCTTTTCCTTGTTCGTTCCAGGCACGATGCCATAACCGAAGGGGATACGGCCGCCCTCGGCTGCGAGTGTGCGCACTCTGCGGGTGGAAGCTTCGGCGTCCTGGCCTGCCCGCGCCGTGTCCATTTTCATACTGATCGAAGTTTGCATAAAACCTTCACTCCATAACCAAGGTTTAAAATAAAAACAGACCTGCTTTGCAGCGCGTTGCAGGTTTACTTGCGCAGGTTCTCACGGCTGAAACCAATGGGTTTCTGCCATGCTTCCGCATCAGCGCGGCGTTTGTCCTCACGGATCTGTTCAGCTGTGCGCTTGTCCTCGCGCTTGTTCTGCGCCTGAGCGCGACGACGCTGAATGTCGTTTGCTTCCTTCACCGAACCGCTGTCCTTGTTCGACGATTTTTCGTCACCGTCCATTTCTTCTTCTTCACCTTCCATTTCCTCACCGCCGCCGTCCCCTTCGTCGGCTTTGGCAGTGTTCAGGATATGATCGACGCGCGAGTCGATATAGTCGTCCGACTTGTTTTTGTCGTCGAACTTCGCGTCGAACTTTTTGATCAGCTGGACTTTCAGGTCGCGGTCGCTGAGCGCGGTATAGTCGATTTCCACGCCTTGCGCATCAGCGCGGGGAAGGAATTTCGTGACACTGCCGATCAGCTTGACGCGCGCCTGGACTGCAGCATTGATCGCCTGAGCGTCAAGGCGCTGGCTTTCAGCTGCTTTCAGTTTTTCCGCAGCCGTGCGCAGGTCCGCGTCCAGCGCATCAGCGCGAGCCGTTGCTTTCGTCTCGTTCGACTTCGCTGCAGCCAGTTCCTTTTGCAGGTTTTCGATGGTTTCAGCGTCGGAGCGCAGCCGCTTCAATAGAGCCGACTCAACCGCTTCGGAAACCTTGTACTCGACACCGCCCAAAGAAATTGTCTTGTCCATTCGTTCATTTCCTTTCCGTTGTTTTAAATCTGCGGCACTCAGGAACGAATCGAAACGGCATTCGCGCAATTGATCGGCTGAGTCGATCTTTACGCGAGCACCTGGACCGGCGCGTCCTTTAGTGACCAGTGCGACGTGATTATAACGAATCCCACGCTGGATCGCGTCGTAGCGCTCACCTTCGAAATATCCTGGCGTGAATTCAAGGTCGAGTTCATAGCCCGCGCTGATTTCCTGCTTTCCCGCTTCCATGTCGCTGATCGCTTTGTCGTCGATCAGAGTTCCAGTCGAAGCGATGAAATTGTCAGCGCGGGAAACCGATTCACCGGTATATCCGACAGCGTACTGTTTCGCGTTCTGAGCGTTCAGGAGTTCAGGCGGGTGATCGTTCGTGATCGGTATGGCTTTCAGGGTTTCGAGTGAATCAGCTGCGAAGCACTCCGACTCGGGACGATATTCCCTCCACTCTGTTCCATCGTCCAGCCTATAGATCAGAATTCCAGACCGAGCGACTGTCATGTCGAAGCGCGCGAAACCGTTGTCCAGTCGGCGCAAGGGGCCTGGCATCATTCGATCGGTTCGAAAGCTTTTCATTAGAAGGTTCCTAGTGGGGCTTGGTTTCCCGAATCATAGCGACAAACTTAATACTAATACAATCGCATTTTCGCGGGACAGACGCCAGTGGTCAAGCAGCTTTCGAGGTTTTCGACAGGAATGAAAAACCCCCGATCGTTCTGAAAAGTTCGACGGGGGAATTGAACGAGGCAAATATCATTCGAAGTTTCAAGTCGGGTTTGGGCTTTCGTTTCATGGCAGAAAAATGAAGTCCCGACCTGCAGAAATTTGCATTCGTTTCATAGCTGAGTTTTTTCATCAGCGCAAGCAGGTCTATTATTCCATGCGGAAATCGCGCTCCATTTCACTGATTCTGGCAGCTGTTTTTTATCGGTAGGAAGCGCATCCAATTTCCAGCTGAAAACCTTCGATCGCGCAAGGCAGTTTTCGCACTGAACACAGATACGGTGTTCGATGAATTTTGCAGCCTGATTTCTGTTATCGGAAATATATGCTGGTCCACCACAGAACGGACAGTCTTTCAGATTGGGATTTCGACGGGGCAATTCCGGGGGGTTTTCCAAGGCGCGCAGTGACTCGGTTTCACTGAGCCCCTGTTTTCCACCTTCCGCAGCTCCCATAAGAAACATAACAAGCCAGTCCCTTAGATCGCTGAAATCAGCTTCACCGTTTTCGACTCGCTTTTTCACTTCCGAAATTGCCATGTCAGCGACCTTGGAAAACCCGCGCTTCACTGACTCGAATTTTTCTTCACTCGGTTTCATCTATTAAAAGGTCCTCGATTACAGGTTCAGCATAGCACCGACAGCGAATCGGAATTCCCGGGGCCCCTTCCGGTGCAACGGGACCGTCGTCCTCATTCCAGTAAAAAATCTTTCCTTCCAGGCGACGATGCGTTTCCCTCACTCGTTCGTCAAGGGACGTTCGCCAGCGATAGCGCCCCAGTCCCAGCTTTTGCTGGCGCTGGCGGGTGATCTGTCCGTTCAGCTTTCCGATCTGATCAGCTGCAAGCAGGTCGGCGCGCGCCTGGGAACTGAGCCCGGTCGCTTGCAGTGTCTTTCGATCCGATGCGCTTTTGAAGTTATCAAGGATCCCTTTTTGAATCGACTCGGGACGCAGCCCCGAGCGAAACCCGTCCAGCACCTGTCCCTTGATTCGTGTCAGTTCGTCCGTTCCCATTTTCGTTATCAGCTGGACGTTTTCACCGGTCCACGTTTCGACCGCCTGAGTGAGTTCCTGGTTTCCCGCCAGAATGTCCACACCCAGGACCTTTTTCACGTTCGCCGCGGTCTGAACCTGATTCGATTTATCGACCTTCCTGGCATAGTCGCGCACCTTGGGTTTCTGGTCCTCCACGCGCTTTCCAAAGCGCACCAGGATATTGAGGAACAGACGGTCCAGGTCGTTCCCGAAGTCGTCAAACGCCTTGCTATAGATCGTGCGCTTGAACCCCTGGCGGTCGTCCAGCGTCGTGAACAGCGTCGGGGGAGTGTCGTCCTGCGTTGCACGGTAGTAGTCGCGCAGGTATTCGAGGTTTGGGAATAGGTCGGTCTGCAGGTCTGCGACCAGCGATGCGATCAGCGTCCGACAGAAAAGCGCATACTGCTTTTCAACCATGCGGGGATACCGATAGGCCGACTGTTTGGGATATCCCCGAACCTTCGCAAACTTCGTCTGTGTCTGTTTGGGACTTACTGCCATGTTATTCCCCAGCCGTTCATTGCAGGTTATGATTGAACGCATCGACTCCTTTTCGGACGTGCGCTGGTCAAACGAGAATTTCCCTTGTTTTGCTCTTGAAACAACAATCCTCATCGAAAAATCCCCGATCAATTGCGACCGGGGATTTTGTTTTCAGGCTGCTTTTCCTTCACCGTCTGTCGGATCGGGTTCGCTCGGATCCGGTTCCGGTTCAGCGGGTTCATCGACCGGGAGCGGGGCCCCTTCCTCAAGCGCGCGATCATAAACCAGCTTGGTTTCGAAGCTGTATTCGCCTGAGCCATAGCGCGACTGCGCGATTTCCTCGGCTGTCACGACTCCATTCGTGATATTCATATTGTCGATTTCGGCCTGGAGTTTCTGATTCGCCAGAATCACCGACTGCGGTTCCTGATAAAGCGGTTTGAATTCGATCGACCAGTCCTTCGGTTCCACACCCTTTGTCGGTCCTGACTTGTCAGCGAACACCAGTTTCAGGAACTGAACCAGCTGCGGTTTCAGTTTCGTTTCCTGGCAGTTCGAAACGCGATCGTAGTAAACGCGCATCTGAGCCTGGCCAGCTTCACCGAGCGACGCGCCTGGCGCTTCACCTAAGAGCACGTTATGCGGGTATTCCGAGCTGGCGACCATGCGCTTTTCCTGGCGATCAAGCAGTTCGGGCAAGCCGGTGACAGGCGTCGCCTTGCGCTCGAATTCCTCTTCTTTCCCTATGATCACCGAGCGCAGAACGGAGCGACAGTAATCGACAAGGTCGATGCGCGATTTTAAAAGCGCTTCCCCGTCCTCGCTGGACATGATTTCGTGCAGGTTTTCGATCTTAAAGACGGGCTGCGCGAAGTCAGTGACCAGAACGCTGGCGCTGTCCTGTCCGACCGAATAGTTCCGAATCGAGTTCCAGCGCTTGTTCAAAATCGAATCGTGCCAGTATCCGTTTTCGATGAACAGCTGGCGGGGCAATGTTTCCCCGTCGAATCGAATCAGGCGCGACGCATGAATCGTGACACCCGACACGACGCGCGGTGCATTCGATTCTGCAGCGCTGACAGTGATCGGACGACCGGTGTTCTGCGACCGTCGATTTCGAATCGCGGTGTCCTGCATGTTTTCGACGTTCCCCGTTCCGACACCGTCGGGGGTTAACATATATGTTGCCGGCATTCCATAACCAGGCTTGAGGGGATCGCTTTGAATGTCCTGATAGCTGAGTTCCCAGCGCGTGAATTCAGTCACGTACTTGAACCCGTTAATTGAAGCGGGGTTCAGAGGGAGCGCAAGCGACGATGCACCGTCGTTCACGACCGGCATCAGAGCTGAACCGCCATGCAAGCGCGCGTTTACCAGTGCCTGCATGAACAAAGGTTTCCAGTTCAGAGTATTGTCGAGGTATTTCATAAAGTCCTGCGTCTGTTCCTCGGACCAGTCCGCGACCTTGATTTCGAAACCTTCCCTCACCATGTCCTCTGCGATCATGGTGACTTGCTTCGCTGCGATCGGATCCGCTGCAAACATGCTTTCAGCGTCGCGCTGCGGAAGGGGTTCATATTCAATTTCTGCAGCGACGTTCTTATCTTTCCCAGCGACGCCTAGATTCGTTAGCTTGTTCACCCACCCGTCGGCTCTGTGAATCGCCTTTCCCATTCGACTCAGCATCGTTCTGATTTTGCTGTCTGCCCTCGGTTCCGGTTTCCCTGATCCCCCCTGGCGGGTATTTGCGGCCACGTTCGTCACGGCTTTCCCTTCCCAATAGTTTGCGCAAGTAGTGATTCTCGCCCTTGCTTAGATATTCCAGCGCCTGAGTCATGGCGTCAACCTGATCGTCGTTTTTGCCTTTCGGAAACAGACCTATCTCACGTTTGAACGCGGCCACGTCAAAGCGCGCGATCTTTTCATCGGGAACCCAGACGTTCCCCGCTTCAATTTGCGGGCTGACAGCCTGCAAGCGGACTTCCTTGCTGTCCTTCGGGTAGACCGCGACGACGCCTGGAACCTCAAGCTGAATCGTTTCGATAATTGCTTCACCGTTCGCTTTTGCTTCGATCACCTTCGCGGTCGCGCTCGGATACTTGATAATCATTTCGATCAGCATGTCGATCGTTTTGTTTATCCCCCATCGTCCCAGCAATTGATCGACGATGAACTTTTCAATTCCGATGCGTCCCCATACCTGAATCGAAACAGGATCGGATTTATCCGACTCCTTGAAATTGGCATCGACCGAAATGATCAGCTGGTCGAAGCGGTCGGGCATGGTGTGGTAAGTCTTAAACCATGCGGGGTTCACCATATTCCCGCCGTCGCTGTTCGGCTTGCCCTGATAAAGCGCGTTAAAGATCGCGGAACCAAGGTCGATCTTAAGGCGTCCGAGGAACTTCGCGTCGCCTTTCCAGTTTGCCCAGAGGGGGAGCCCTTTTTCCTTCCGGGGATCGTCCGGGTGCATGCGCAGTTCTTTATCGTCGGGATCACTGAGCGCAGGGAAGTTCATAACCTCCCATTGGCTGGCACCTTCCACGTTTTCAGACTGGTCGATCAGATATCCCGCAAGGTCGTCCTGGTGCCAGCGTGTGTGCATCACGATAATGTTTGCGTTCAGACTGCAGCGAGTCATGGCTACCGCATTAAACCACTCGACCATTTTTTTTCTATACTCGGGGTTCATCGCATCCTGCATATCCTTGATCGGATCATCGACGATGAACAGCGGGTTCGCGCTCTTACCGGTCGTAGCCCCGCCTATACCCGTTGTGTAAAGGTATCCCCGTTCGCTGGTATGGACTTCCTTTTCGGTTCGCTTCGCTCTGACTTCCGGTGCGATTTTCACTTCGGGAAAGATCGCGCGATAGGTGCCCGACGCCATAACCGCCTGGCATTCCCTATTGAAACCGTTCGACAGCTCGGCTGCATAGGACGCAGCTATGATTTTCGCTTTCCCCTTCGTCTGTCCCATGAGCCACGCAGGGAACAGACGACTGATCAGCTCCGATTTTCCATATTGCGGGGGAACTGTAATGATCAGGCGCTGTCCCTGTTCACGCGCCAGGCGAGTCAGGCGGTCGCAAATTATTTCATGGTGAAAGTTCGCGCTGAAGTCTTGTTTGATTTCGTGAACGAATTCGAAGAAATCGTCGCGCGCAGCTTTGAGGTCTGCAGCGCGAAGCGCACTAAGCAGTTCCTTGGGATCGTCTGCCATTGCGTCTTTCCCTTCGCTTCAGGCGCGCTTCGATTTCAGCTTCGATTTCCTCGGGAGTTCTGTCGTCCAGCTGGGGAGTGTCACCGGAACCGGTGTCGATCTTATCTTTTTGCCCGCAGTATTGTTTGCCCAACCATATAAGCATCGTGACATTGCCGTCCACGACACCTTTTTTCCACTGCCGGCGTCGGATGGAAATTTTACCGTATTCCCGCTTTTTAGCGGAAAGCTCGGAAAATTTGATCCCGTAGTGTTCGACCACGCGCTTTTCCAGCGTCTTTTGGTCGCACTCGAAAAACATCGCGCATTCCTCAAGTGTGCATTGCATCTTAAGGAGCGATTCGAGGCGCTTGAATTCCTTTTCGTCCGTTGGTCCCTTGATTTTCGGTCCGCGTCTGGCCATGTGAAAACCTCCCTCGGTTTCACTATGCCTTAGACCGTAGGCGGAAACCAGCCTAGACGGGTGTGAATTCGGTAGTTATCGTCTGGCAGACACCAGGGCATTCCACACTTAACGCATTTCATGGGAGCGCCGCGGCGAATCGAATCGCCCTGAAAGTGACCGCTGGTTATCTGTTCATCGAAGCGCAGTTTTTTTACGACGTAAGCAATATGCGCCTGGCAGTGTGAATTGGGGCAGGTGATTTCCATGCCTATATCAAGGTATGGTTTCCGCATTGGGTCCATACCGAATTTTCTGGGAGTGACCATAACAGCCAAACCCTTGCGCAGCTGCGCGTCGTGTTCTTCGACGTGCTTTTCGATTTGCGGCATCATGCGCTTGATTTCTTCAGGCGTCGCCTTGCGGAACCCCTTCGGTATTTTGCTTTGGTTCTGGTCCTGATTCATATTCGCTTAGTTCCTCAACCTTGATAATCATTTCATGCGTCGCAGCGATCAGCGCTGCAGCTTCGGCCAATTTAACCGCAGCCTGGGACCTGATTTCCAGCGCTTTTTGAACAAGCGTCTGGTGCCCGCTTGCGACAGGAACGCGCAGCGAATTAAAAAGGTCGGTCTGCATCAGTGCAAGTTTGTTCAATAGAGCATAGGTCGGAGCGCTGTCGGTTTTCTTCACCGGAAACACTCAGCCACCAGACACACCAGCGCAGCCAATCCCATGGACTCGAAGGGCTTCGGAGAGTAGGCTGCAGTGCCGACGATCACACCTGCATAGCACAATGCCTTTACGGTCTTTTCCATAATCCAGCGACGTTTTTTGCGTTTGCGTTCATAGGAAGTGTTCTGCAAGGTCGAAAACATATTCAGATACAGCGCATCACTCACGATCTAAACCCCTTAAAAAAGCGTTCGATATCTTGTGAGCCGATCCCTTGGGGGACAGGCTGAATACGTTTCATTGGCTAAGTGAAAAAACCTTATCACCGGGACGCAAAAATTTCCAGCGCCTTTGCAGCGACTCGCAGTGTTTGGATCAGGATTTCAGCTATGGGATTTGCCATCGCAGCAATGGCGATTGTGATAATTACGACGCGCTTTAAGCGTCCTTCGGGAATCTTATCCACGCGCTTGCATCCTTTTTCAGTTTGCGGGCCACGCCTTTTTAGATCATAGCCCGTCGTCCGATGCAGCGCCAGTGGGCCTATTGATCGGTGTCGTCCTCTGCGGGTTCTTCGTCGTCCGGGAGCTGAAAGAATATGCGCGTGAGCGCAAGCGCTGTTTCGCTGTTCACTCTGTCTTTTGAATCGAATTCCTTGAACACACAATAAATGTGTTCGACAGTGTCTTTGTCAGACTGCGAAAGTTGCATCGTTTTTGCTCCGGGTTGATTCAATGGAAAATCATATCTGAATTCGGATCGACCAATTCACTCAGAAACACCAATGCAGCATGAATAGCGGAATTCAAGGAATGAATCATGGAAGGAATTCGACGGGAAATTATGTTTGAAAGTTTGGAAAGCATGCGCATGTGATTTTCGTTTCGTCGTGTGAAGGTGTCCGATACTGAACGTGCGGGAAACCTGAACGACTTCATGCTAGCAGAGGGGGATGCGTGATACAATAGGGCCTTGCGGTCCCGCTCACGCGGACTTGCATGAACCCATTTTCAGTCCTGGTCGGTCTGCGCGCGCTGTTTAGGGTGCTCTTTTCAGCCTCGCAGGTTCCCCGACCAGGACTTCCATCCCTCAGTTATAAGCCTGACTTTTCATCAGCGAAACGAACGATGCGCGATTGCGCTCCCTGATAACCTCATGGAAGTAAGCTTCGGCTGTTTTTCTTTTGCGTCCTTTCGCCACAGCGACGACAGCGCGGTTTGTCCAGCCTGGTGCGACCTTCGGGACCTTGGAACGTGGGTTCGCGTGGTCAGCACGATACGCCGACCTTGTTTCGCATCTTTCGGGACAGTGTTCGACGACATAAAACTGGTCTGCAATTTCGACAAGAAAAATACCGATATTTTGCCTGACAATCTGCGGTGCGTTTTCCATCGCTTTTCAAGCCTTTCAAGCCTTGCCTGAATTTTTCGCCCGTACTGCATATCTAAACCCCCAGTAGTTTTTCCAGACCTGTTCCAGTGCTTCCATGTGCTGTTCAACTTCGTCGGGATCGGTCCCTGCAAAACTGAACCGCGCTTTGAACGCTGAAAGATTGGGGGACGAATGTATATACTCTTTCAGCTTGGAAAAATCCCCACTGAAAAAGGTCGATAAAACATACTCCAGGTATTGAGCCCCTGAAAGCTTCCGGTCCTCGGTGTCGGGGATGAACTGCGTCGCGGACTGGACCGCCAGCGGCGCGTTCGGGTTCAGCTTGGTATCCTTGCCCGGAATTCCCTTCGCCATTACTGAATGAATATAGAGCCAGCCGCCTGGCACTTTGACTCGCTTTAGACTTTCCGCGCTGACTTCGGTCGTGTTGAATATCAGGTTCTGCGCCTGGTGCTCGGCTATTGTTATGTCCCGCTCCCGCAGGTATTCCGCTTCCCATGCTGCATAGCGGGTTTCGCGCTCAAACTGACTCAGCTCCTGCGCATAAGCTTCGGTGCCAGCGACAGCCAGCAAATTGAAGTCCATTTTCTGAGCCCAGTTGGACTTGAGTTTTTCCAGTTCGGTTCGGTCCATAGTTTTCCTCTTAAAATTCCGACGTGGTTTTTATACCATGCTGGGATTAGATAACATTTCAGCCCGAGGAATAGCATGGAAAACGACCTGGAAATTCAGGACCAGACCGCCGAAGAAGAAACCCCCAAGGCGAAAGCTGACAAAGTCGAAAAGGAAAACCCTACGACTTTCGTTGCCTTGATTCGCTATAAGCAGGGGGACCTGGAAAGGGACGGGTGGGTTATTGATTCAAACAAAGGGAAGTTTCAGGAAAAACTTTCCGATCCGAGGGTTCTGGAAGTTCACCATATCTTTAAAGGTAAAAAGGTTCCGTTTGCTTTGAAGAACGTAGTCTGGTTTTAATGGGAGCATTCCGAACGATAGTTTGGAAGGTTTAAATCATCTAGTTCTGAGCGACCGAGGAAACCTAAAAAGTTCCCCGGTCGTTTTTCTTTCAGTAGTCCTCTGCGGATTTCCCGTCGTAAAGCTTGCAGTGCTGACAGCTCTTATCATACCAGGCCATGGGATCACCGTCCGCACTCCCAGGCATGAAAGGCGGTCGTCCTGCGGTCGAAGGGGTATGCGGGGGACGCATCCCGGAACCGCCTGGGGTACTCTTTTCGATCGCACGCTGCGCGCGTTCCTGGCTTTCCCCGCCATTGGTCACGGCATCAAAGCAAGCCTGGTCGTTCAGAGCGCATTGCTGTTTGACGTAGTCGATTCGCTTTTGAATGTCGCCCTTCATTTCGTTCACCTTGGTTATGCAGACACCCGACCAGACCGAGCATGCTGCGGTGAACAGTTCCTTGAACTTTTGAAGCTTCGACGCCATTGCGGTACAGTAGACAGCTCCACCACTGCATGCAGCTGCGATATATTCCAGCTGCGCCTTTTCGGTTTCCTTCCGCGCGATCCACATAGATTCGGGGTGGTGTTCTTCGGCAACGTCCCGAGCCCTGGCATAGTCCGCCTGGACTTCCTCGGTCACGTTCCGGTCGATCGTCCCGAGGTATGCGCCTGTGTCCTTCCTATACATACGGAACCCCCAGTCCGTTGCGCCTGTCACTGGCTGGGGGTTTACTGACTCGCATCGGATATAAGTGTCGCCCTGGCAGACCTGCCTTGCAGCGACGATCAGGTCCCCTGCAGCTGCAGCGGTCCATTCAAGGCGCTTCGGGAGCAAACCCGAAGGGATCGCCTTGGAAGGTTCGGGCAATGGCCAGACCGATAGGGGACCGTCCAGACCTAAATCCGGTTTGTATGGCTCACGACCATACAGTAGGGAAGGGAGCAAGCAAACGACAGCGACCAGTCGTTTCATTTGCTTCGCTCCGATTCGAGTTTCTTCGCGCGTGCGTCAAGGTATTCCTGAACCCCAGCGCGATCGTTCGCAGGTCCCCATACATATTTCAGGTAAACGAACCAGCCGGTGATCCCGAGGACGACGACGAACACTGATCCGATCGCCATGCGTTCCACACGCGAGGACCTAAAGGACCGGTCCAGTAGGGTTTCAGGCTTTCCCGAGCGCATGCGGGACAGTTGAGCCATGGCAAGGGCAAACATGGGGAACCATGCGTCCACCCAGGTCCAGCCCTGAAACAAACCGATGAACCCCAGAACGACTGCGCCATACCACAGATAATGAAATTCGAACTTCATAGGGGATTTTCCTCACTTGATTCAAAAGGTTTAAAACTCAGCTGCAAGGTCCGCAGCTTTTCATCTAGTTTTTTATCGAAGCACTTTTCACATAAAAGGTCCCTGCTTGTCACTGGCGCAATGCCATAGGGCTGCATCAGTGTCCAGATTAGGTGCGCGTCGTATATCGCATTCGCTTGACTGATCGTCAATTCCTTCGCGCACTCGGGACACTTCATAGCTGGCCTTTCGTTCCTGGGTGATATTTCCAGGCACCATAAAGGCCAGCGCTGAATGAAGCAAGCCTATTTCAAAAGCACTTCCAGAACCGCTTTCAGCTGCGGGAGCGGAAGGTTTTTGATTGAATCGCGTCCCATCTTTATGCGGTCCTCTATTGCGATCATGTCCATTCCAGCTTGGATTTTCATGTCGATCGCCTTGTCAATTTTCGCAAGCCAGTCCGCGCGCTTCTTTTCCTCGGTTTCCTTGGCACCCTTGGCGTTCAATTCGGTTACGTTCGTCGCGTCCTCACTGATAAAGTCGGGAAAGAAATCCTCGCGCGATGCCTGTTTGTCTTTCAGCGAATTGTATATTCCATACAGTTCAGCGAATTCATCCTGATCGACCTGATCGTAGGAATGTTTCAGGCGCTTTTCGATCATTTCTTTTGTGACACCCAGCTTGTCGAACGCGACCAGCATATTCCGCAAACGGATTTCCCAGGGCTGTTTCCCGTCGCCTTTGGCGATCACCTGTTTCGCTTTTTCCACCACGTCTGCGACTATGTCGTCGGGGATCATTTTTTCCATGCACGATCGCATGTTTCTGGTCGCAATGTTTGCGATCTTTTCCGCTATGTCGCGTTCATCGGTGAGTTTCTTCGGTCCCTGGCGTGTGTCGCGGGTGTGGTTCACAGTGAACGTCCGCTTGTGTCCGTTGTTTGCTTCCAGGTCGATGCACCAGGCCTGGCAGAGGGAATAACCTTCGAAGCGCTGCAGTTCAGCCCAGTCAAAGTCAAGGTTCCGAAAGTGTCTGGCGATCATGGTAATCACCTTGATCGAAGGACCAGTGACCGTCTGTCCCCCGCGAGGGAACGCATAGGTCGCCATTGCAGCAAGCGACGGTCGTTCGATTTCTTTCATCGCACCGGTATAGCACTGCATCATGTCGCGCGGACGCTGGAACGACTGAACGATCCTGGCCTGTATCTGTGCAGCTGCAGCGCGCGCAATAGCTTCCCCGATCATATTTTGCTGGGAGTTCTGCAGCTGGCCAGGCGTCGATTCGATAACCTGAACTTCATTCGTGTTAAACATTATTCGATTTCCTTCGCTGGGATGAATTCGACGTTCGGACTTTTGACGATCGACGCGAGTTCACAGGCCAGTTCATGGTCCGCTTTCATTTCGTCGTCGTGTCTTTCGGGGAGCGGACGCAGCGCTGCTTTGAGCGCGATCAGGTCCCATTCATATTTGGTTCGGATGAATTTATGCGCGTGAATAGCATGGTGATCAGCTGGCTGCTTAAACTTCGGTTCGGTCTTTTCCGAATACTTGATTCGAACCTGCCATTCGTTCCCGGTGAATTTCTGAAAGTCGTTCGACTGCAGCGCATAAATAAGCTTCCGTTCGATTTGCTTCGCTTTCGACCTGTATCCCTTCGCGCGCTTGTCCCAGGCTTTTGCGCGGGTTTCGCTTTCCAGCGCCAGAACTTCCAGTCTGTCGATCAGCGACTTGTAATCGTCGATCTTTTCACGACTGTCCAGCATGAACTGGTCGATCATGTCGGGATCAAAGTCGTTCAGTTCGTCGTCGTGCTCGGTGATCGCTTTCAAAATGAGCCTGAGGGGACTGGCTTTCGTCGGTATTAGTTGAGTTTGAGTTTCGATCATATTGCGATTTCCAGTTTATGTTTGCGTTTAGGACCAGTGCGCAACCTAAGATTTCTTTCCAGACAATTCCGAACTACGTCGGCTTCGCTCACACCGTCTTTTTCCGCTATTTGCTTGAGTTTCAGTGTCAGCCGAACGGGTATCCAGAAATTTTTGCGTTCCATTGGTTCACGTTTTTTTGACACAAGCTTTTACTCCAATAGTTAAACCGTGCGTAATTCATTAGCACACCCACAGAGCCACGAAAAGCCCCATTATCAAGGGTTTGAAGAAAATACGGATGCGTATATATGCAGGGAAAAGAGCGCTCAATTTTTAGCTTGCGCGAGAATCAAACAGCCGCTACTGTCGCGCTCGGTGAGGGGGTTCTTCGCCAGTTCGAAGCGGTTCCAATGCGTCCGTTTTTCGCTTCGAATAAAGGTTTCAGGAGCCATGAACCCCAGCTTTTTTTAATTTGCTAGAACCACGCGATAGGAATTTCGCCAGTATTGACTGAACAGACTTCGCAAATTTGGTTTGGCTCTTGAGTGAACCAGCAAAAATTTTGTCGAAAGCTTACCTTGCCGATCAGCTTGTTCGCGCATCGACAGAAATACCAGCGAAAGAGTTCCTGGGAAAATTCCGAGTTCTTCTAGGTCAGAGGGGAACTAAGGTTCAAAGGTAAAGGTCAGTTTCGCGTTGACCATGTTTACCCTTAAATCCCCCGCTTTTTTGCACTAGGCAAGCGGGGGATTTCTGCGTTCGGTGAAAAAAAATCGGTCCCAGTGCGCAATGCACCGGAACCGATAACAATAGGAATCGCCCTAGTGGGGGATGGATGAACCCCCAGCGCGATCAGGGTTAGTATAGCACCCAGGCTAGCTTGATTTCTTCACTTGCTGCTTTTCTTTCAGCTGCAGCGCGTGTTCCCCGAGGACGACGCGAATATATTCGAGGAACGTCAAACCCTTCCTTTCTGCTTCCTTTTCCAGTGTCGCTGCGATCGTGTCCGCTATGTACGTTTTAATGAGCGTTTGCTTTTTGACTACCATCCTAGATCGTCCTTTCGTTTCCGCACTCATTACAAATTGCAGCGCTCTGATCGTGCGTTTCAGTAAAGCGCTGTTCCGTATTGCAGGAACCGCAGAACAGCTCGTAAGAGTTCCGCAGGTCCTCGACAGTGTGAATCGTTTCCAGGTCGATCATTTTCGCAAGCGCGGTCTGGAACGTCGCCTTGCGGGGGAGCATATAGAGTTCCCCGGTGGACTTGTTCTTCAGGCAGAGGGGAGCGAATTCCAGTGTCCAGTTCGTATAGCCCAGGCCGTATGCTGCGCGCTCAAAAAGTTCCTTGGTCTGGTTCCGGGTATTGTCTTTCATGCTTGATCCCCTCATGCACTGTTCAATACCCCTATCGGTATTTTGACGGGAAACTTTAGGACCTGGACGGTACTTTTTTTTCCCTGTCCAGGACCTTGACAGGTACTTTTTTTTCCCTTCCCGGTACTTTTCCGCTCAAGTTTTCGCCTGACTTACCGATAAGGATATTGTAAGCAGCGCGGGGGAACCCGCAGAACCCTTGTCCTGAAAGGAATTGCCAATGAGTGTCAGCCTGGAAATAGCAAAAACGATCCAAGCACAAATAGGTAAGCAAATTCTGTGGGCTATCGGATGCCAGAAAATGATGGCACTGAACGAAACGGAAAATCGCCTGGGTGGGCTGCAGTTTCAAGCTTCGCTGTTTGGCAAATTCCGCTGCGTCGTGACCGTGGAACTGAACGGTCGGGACACCTACCGGGTGAAGCTGACAAACCCCAGGACTGGCGCTCTGATCAAGGAAGTAGGGGACGACGTTTATGCGGACGTGCTCGGGGACCTGATCGAAGAATCGGTCG